CCGACCCGAGCCCGCTGATCGCGGCGACCCTCGCGCGGTACGGGTGGTCGACGGCTCCGAGGCTCGAGGCTCGAATCTACTGATCCGTGCGAATCACTCGGGCCCGGGATCCGCCGGCGGTAGGTGATTCGCACGGGATCGCCGATTGCGCTGCGAGATTCGCACGGTATGCTCCGTCCGTGTTCGAGGGATTCGCGCAAGCATGGCGGCGACTCTGGCTCCCGCGACCCTCGGAGTCCGACCTCGAGGGACGGATCGCCTACGAGTCGACCCGCGACCTCGGGCTCGGTGACTACCAGTCGATCCCGGCGGTCGCTCGAGCTCGCTCGCTGATCGTGTCGCTCGTCGCGGAGCTCGAGCTCGTCTCATGGCGGGACGGGTACCCGATGGCGGAGCAACCGCGGGTCATCGTCCGCCCGCAACCGGGCACGACCCGGGACGGGTTCCTCGGCTCGCTCGCGGGCGAGCTGTTCGACCACTCGAACGCGTACGTGTGGCTCCCGGCGACCGGACGCAACTCGGCCGGGTACCCGGACACCGCGGTCGTGATGCCGTTCGAGCGGGTGGTCGTCGCGTGGGACGAGTCGCACCTATTCCGGACCTACCGCGACAGTCACCGAGGCGTCGACCTGGTCCCGGGTCGCGACCTCCTGCACATCGAGCTACCAGGTCGGCGGCCGGACGAGCTCCTGGTCCCGAGCAAGTTCGACACCAACGCGGACGCGTTCGACCGGATCATCGCGGCCGAGCTGTACGCGGCGGAGTGGTTCGCGAACGGAGCGGTGCCATCGGTGACGCTCAAGTTCTCGGGACCGATGAACGGGAAGGAAGCGCGGGAAGCCAAGGACCAGTGGATCGCGAACCACCTCGACCACTCGCCCGCGGTCCTGTCGGCCGGGTGGGACATCCACGAGACAGGCGGGAACCCGGAGTCGAGCCAGCTCCTCGAGACTCGTCGACTCGGAGCGCTCGAGGTCGCTCGCATCTTCGGGATCGTCCCGGCCGAGCTCCTCCTCGTCGAGCTCGGCGGGTCCTCGCTGACGTACCAGAACATCGCCGCGATGCTCGAGACGTTCATGCGGGTGACCGGACAACCGGAGTACCTCGCTCCGATCGAGGCAGGCATGAGCGACCTGGTCCCGTCGACCCAGTCGGTCCGGTTCGACCTCGGGGAGCTGTTCCGGCTCGGCGAGGCGGACCGAGTCCGGACGGAGTCCGAGGCGATCGCCGCAGGCATCTACACGCTCCCGGAGGTCCGTCGCGGGCACGGACTCCCGGTCGAGTCGACCCCGAGGGTCCCGGTCGAGCTCGCTCCGAGTCCCGCAATGGTGGAGGCGATCGCATGACCGACCGACTGTTGACCCGCGAGCTCGGCGGCGAGCTCGAGGTCCGCTCCGAACCCGAGCGACTGATCGAGGCGAGGCTCCTCCGCTGGGGCGAGGTCGCCGAGACTCCGCAAGGTCGGGAGCGGTTCATGCGCGGAGCGTTCCGTGACACCGACCCCGAGTCCGTGACCCTCGAGGCGATCGGTCCGCACGGAGCCGAGCCGGGCGTCCGGCTCGCAGGTCGGGCGGTGTCGATCACCGACCACGAGGACGGACCCCGGGCGACCTTCCGGGTCAGTCGAACGGCCGCGGGCGACGAGCTCCTCGAGCTCGTCCGGGACCGCGTCTACCGCCGAGTCTCGGTCGTGTTCGCACCCGCCGATGGTGGGTCGCGGATGACCGCGGACGGCATCACAGAACGGTCCCGGGCGAACCTCGTCCGGGTCGGCATTGTCGAGCGCGGAGCCTACGAGGGAGCCGCGGTCCTTGGAGTGAGGAGTGCACCAGCCATGAGTGAACCGCGACCCGTCCCGGACCCGGAGCCGGACCCCGTCCCGAACCCGACACCCGACCCGGTCCCGCCGGGCGCACGGGTCGACGTCCTCGCGCGATCCGCCGACCTCGACGACCTCCGCTCGGACATGATCCAGCGGCTCGCGGTCCTCGAGGCTCGCGGTAGCGGACCCGCGAACGGCGGACCGCTGGCGCGGTTCGCGACCTTCGGCGAGTACCTCGACGCGAGCTACTCCGACCCGGTCCTCGCTCGCGTCCTGGCGGACCAGCTCACGACCGACAACCCGGGAGTGATCCCGCCGTCATGGGCGACCGAGGTCGCGGGCATCCTCGGGTTCGCGCGTCCGGCAGTGCAGGCGACCGGCGGTCCCGCCTCGCTCGGCGAGTCCGGGATGGAGCTCGACTGGCCGTACCTCGACCCCGCGCTCAACCTCGACACCATCGTCGCCAAGCAAGCGACGGAGAAGACACAGATAGCCTCCGTGAAGGTCAAGATTCTCAAGGGTTCGCAGCCGATCGACACGTACGCAGGCGGCTCGGACGTGAGTTATCAACTGATTCGCAGGAGCCGACCGAAGTACCGGGAGGCGTACGTCCGCATCCTGTCGATCGCCTACGCCCGGACCACGGAGGCAGCGTACGAGGCGCAGCTCCTCGCGGTCGCCGGGAGCTCGCTGGTCCTGACCGCGACGTCGACGGCCGACCAGGTCCGCGCGTTCCTGTTCGCTGCATCGGCGATCGTCGCGGACACCACGGGCAAGCCTGCGACCGTCGACCTGGTGAGCCCGGCCGAGTTCGCTCGGCTCGGCGGACTCGCGAACCTGTGGCCATCCGCCTACGGGACCGCGAACATCGCCGGGACCGCGCAGGCGTCGACCCTGTCGATCAACATCTCCGGGCTCCCGATCGTCCGGGCTCCGTTCCTGACGGGGAACACACACCTCGTGCTCAACGATGAATCGGCGAAGTGGCACGAAGACGGACCGTTCCCGATCAGCGCGGAGGACGTCGCGAAGCTCGGTCAGAACGTCGCGGTGTGGGGCATGGGCACGGGTGCGACCACGGTCCCGAAGGGGATCGTGAAGTCGACCCTGACGTAGTCAATGCCCGCTGGTACTCGCGACTCGATCAGGTACCGCGATGCCGTGCTGCGGATGGGTCCGGTCGCCTACTGGCGGCTCGGTGAGCCATCGGGCACGGTAGCGGTCGACGAGGTGTTCGCGCACCACGGGACCTATGTCGGGAGCCCGACCCTCGGGGTCCCGGGACTCCTCGCGGACGACACCGATACGGCGGTCCTGCTCAGCGGGTCGCAGGGTGTCGTCGCGTCCGGAGTCTCGGTCGACCTCGCGGTGACGGTGGTGCTGTCGTTCCGGACGACCGGGGTCCCGGCCGCTCCGGAGCGGCTCGTGTCATGGCGCGGGCTCCCGGAGAACTACATCACGGGAGTCGAGGTGATCGCGCAGCCGGACGGGCTCCTGACGCTGTTCTGCGGCGATGGGACCGCGTACTCGCAGCGGTCGACCGGCATCGCGGCCGCGGACGGCGCTCCGCATTGGATCGCCGCTGTCCGGGACGGACCGCTCGCGATGTTCCAGCTCGACGACCTCCCGCCGGAGGTCTATCCGACCCAGTTCACCGGGGTCGGCTCGATGGCCGGGGTGCTCCCGCTCCACATCGGGCACAACGACTTCGGATTCGGTCCGGGCTCGTTCCTGCACGGGGTCGTCGACGAGGTCGCAATCTTCGATCGAGCGCTGTCGCTGTTCGAGCTCGGCTCGCTGTACGCGGCATCGCAGCCGGTGCCCGTGTTCTCGGGACCGTGGGTGACGGCCGAGCTGATCCTGTCGCGCTCCGGTGCGTCGAGCTCCCCGTCGCCGGACGACCTCGAGTTCGCGGACGTGTGCGCGGACGCGGTCAACGCGGGGATGGACCAGGTCCTCGAGGGAGCGACCATCGTCGGCGACGAGCCCGAGCTCCTCTGGCTCGCGTCGATGGCGGGCGTCGAGGCGTACAAACGGCGCGAGGCGGTGTTCGGGATCACCGGGTATGTCGACCTGCAGGGTGCCGCGATCCGGGTCGCTCGCGACTACCTCGAGGCGCAGCGGCCGATCCTCGCGCGGTACGCGACCCCGGGGATCGCGTGAGTCGCCTCCTGTCGTCCCGGGACTCGCTGACGGCCGCGCTCGAGGCGGCCGGAGTTCACGCGGCGACCACTGGCAAGTGGTCCGCTCCGGTCGTCCTCGTCGAGGCGGGCGATCCGTGGGCGGCCGTCGACCTGTCGCTCGGTCGTCGCCGGACGGGTCGCTGGCGGATCACCGCGGTCGCCGGGCGAGCTGACTCGGACGGGATCGTCGAGCGGCTCGCGGACCTGGTCGACCAGGTCGACGAGGCACTGCTCCGGGTCCCGGGTGTGCAACTCCCGACCTGGTCGCAACCGTTCGCGGGATCGCTCGGCGGAGTCTCGTACGCCTGCACGAGCTCAACCATCCAGACACTCACCGAGGAGGCTCCGACACCATGACGACTCCACTGTTCATGCGAGACGTCAGCTTGACGCTCAAGCTGCTACCGGCCGGACCCTCGAGGGTGCAGTACAACTGCGACGTGCACCTCGCGGAGGTCGTCGCCGAGCCGGGCGACGAGGTGAGCTATCGGACCCTCTGTCCGACCGGGACGTTCAGCTCGATCGGTGCGACGACCTTCGGGCTGCACCTGGTCGCCGCGCAAGACTGGTCGACGACCGGGCTCGCGCGGTTCCTGTGGGAGAACGACGGAGCGCTCGCGGAGTTCCAGTACCAGCCACACGGCGCGGCGGTGATCCCGCCAACGGCCGCCATGCCCGGCATGACCGGGACGGTCCGGCTGATCGCTCCAACCATGGGCGGCGAGGCGGACACCTACGCCGAGCTCGACGTGACCCTCCCGTGCAGCGCCAAGCCAGCGCTAGCGGTCGCCGCGTTCCCGGCGCTCGCGGAGGCGGACGCCAAGGGGAGCAAGGGGAGCAAGTCCGCGGAGGCGGCATGACGCAACCGCTCCGGGTCACGGGAGCCGACCAGGTCGTCGGCGGGTTCGAGGAGCTCGAGCGGTACGTCGCGGACATGACCGAGCCGAACCGCCGAGTGCTCGGTCCGCTCGTCCTCGAGGTCGCCGCTCGGACGCCCGTCCGGACGGGAGCGCTCGCGAGCTCCTGGTCGCTGACCCCGTCCGACCAGGGCGGCTCGATCGAGTCCGGGCTCGAGTACGCGGGTCCGATCGAGTTCGGGGTCGAGGGTCGGTTCGAGGGCGCTCACATGGTCCTCGGGGTCCTCGAGTCCCGCGGCGACCAGATCGTCGACGGGTACGAGGAGGCGATCGCGGACCGAGCTCGGGCGATCGGGTTCCGGGTGCAGCGGTGACCGAGTACGAATCGCCTCGAGCGGGATCCCGCTCGGGTGCGAATCTCGAACCTCGGGTCGTCCCGGTCACTCCGGCGATGGTCCGCGGGCTGACGGTCCTCGAGTCCGCTCGAGCGCTGGCGCTCGCTGGTGTGAGTCAACAGGAGTCCGAGCGGCTCCTCCGAGTGTTCGGCCGTCAGGATGCGGAGCCCGCGCAGCTCGTCGCGGCCGCGGAGCTCCTGTACGCGTTCGCGTACCAGTGGGTCAAGCGATCGGAGCCCGAGGCGACCTGGCTCGAGGCGCAGACATGGCGCGTGATCCTCGACCTCGAGGAGCCGCTCGACGAGCTCGCGGAGGCGGAGGCGATCGCCTCGGTCGACGCGGCGATCGTGACCGGGCTCTCGCCAGCGGCCGCGGGCGAGCTGAGCCTCGCGCAGCTCGAGGAGTACCGCCGAGTCGGTGAGGAGCGGGACCGGCGGGTCAAGCGCTCCCGGAGGGCTGGCTAGTGCTCGGGCTGGTCGTCGAGATTCGCGGCGATACGAAGGACCTCGACTCCGCGCTCGGCAAGAGCAAGGGCGGCATCGGCGGGTTCGCGGGCGACCTCGGAGGCATGGCGACCAAGATTCTCCCGATCGCCGCGGCCGCGGCCGGAGCCGGGCTCGCGATCCGGGCGATGGCGGACGCAGCGGCCGAGGACGCAGCTCAAGCGGCGAAACTCGACGCGGCGATCGCGGCCGCGACCGGCTCGACCGCGGATCACACCGCGGAGGTCGAGGCGGCCATCGCCGCGGGTCAAGAGCTCGCGTTCACGGACTCGCAGACTCGGGACGCGCTGCAATCGCTGGTCACCTCGACCGGCGACCTCACCGCGGCGACCGCGCTCATGTCGACCGCGCAGGACGTCGCTCGGTTCGCAGGCGTCGACCTCGCGACCGCCTCGGACGCGGTAGCCAAGGCGAACGAGGGTCAGGACGGAGCGCTCCGGAAGCTGCTCCCGGGACTCGAGAAGGGTGCGACCGCGACCGACACCATCGCGAACGCGCAGAAGCTAGCGGCGGGTCAGGCGGTCGCCTACGGGAAGACGTCGCAAGCCTCGATGGACAAGGCGACCGATGCGATCGGGGAGCTCGGCGAGACTGTGGGAGCTGCACTGCTCCCCGCGTTCGATGCTCTGTTGCCCGCGATCATCCCGGTCGTCAAGTCGATCGGTACCCTCGTGACCGCGCTCCTCCCGGTCCTGATCCCGCTCGTCAAGGTCCTCGGGACCGTCCTCGGGGTCGCCGCTCGAGCGCTCGGGGTCGTGGTTGGCTGGCTGGTCCGGCTCGTCGATGCGCTCATGGGCGCGATCAAGTGGGTCGGGGAGCTCCTCGGGAAGATCGGACCACTCAAGGACCTCGGGAACATCGTCGGCGGGATCGTCGGCGGGCTCGGGGTCAGCGCGGCCGCGGCCGCGGGACCGACCACTCGAGGCGGCAGGTCCGGGAGCTCGTCGGGAGGCGGCTCGATCGTGGTCAACATCACCGCGACCGGCGACTCGCTCGCGACCGAGCAAGCGGTGATGCGAGCGCTCCGGCGGACGACCCGCCTCAACGCGGGCGCGGTCCCGTCCTGGTCCTCGTGAGCATCGGACCAGGGGCCGAGTCGGTCGGGGTCGAGCTGTACGCAGCGGCGACCGTCGATTCGCGATGGGACCGGGCGGTGTGGGACGGTCAGAAGTGGGACGCACCGACCTGGCAGGCGGTCGAGTGCGAGGTCCTCGAGGCGGTGTACCGCTGGGGAGCGAGCTCCGAGGCGGGCGTCCTGTCGGTCGCCGAGGCGGGCGCGATGGACCTCCGGACGTACGACCCCGAGCGGCTCCTCGACCCGCTGAGCCAGTCGTCGCCGTTCTTCGGCTCGATCCGTCCCGGGACCCCGGTCCGGCTCGTCGGGAAGGTGCCCGGGACCATCGCCGCGTGGACAGGGTTCCTCGACGAGGCGGACCACGAGCTCGGCTCCTCGACCGGACGCCTCCGGGCGGTCGGAGCGATCGCGTACCTCGCGCAGGCGGAGCTCGCGGACGGGGTCGCGCTCCCGAACACACTCCGGGCGAGGGTCCGCGCAGTGGTCACCTCCTGCGGGCTCGACGCGGTCGTCCCGGTGAGTCCCGAGGTCCCGGACATTGACCCGGACCCGCCGGTCGCCGCGCACGACCTCAAGGGGCGGAGCGCGTGGGCGATCATTCAGGACGCGCAGCTCGACGCGCTGACGTTCGTATGGATCGACGGAGCCGGGCTCCTCCGGTTCACACCTTGGGGGAGCCTCCCGGACGCCTCGTACGCGGTCGGGTGCGACGACGGGACCGGCGGAGCCTGGCTCGAGGGACTCTCGGAGCTGACGTCGACGTCGCAGGCGGACACCATCCGCAACGCGGTCCGGACGTACGTCAGCGGGACGACCTTCGGAGCCGCGGTGAAGGATGACCCGTCGATCCGGCGGTACGGGGAGCGGCGACTCGACGTCCCGCGGATCGTCCCGGACGCGGCGACCTGGTCCGCGCGGATCATCGCGGACCGCGCGGATGCCGGGCTGCAGGTCGTGCTCGGCGAGCTCCGGCCGTACACCGCGGCCGAGCTCGCGCTCCTCCTGCAGGGTGAGCTCGACGGTCCGGCCGCGCTCCGGGTCCGCGATGACGACCACGGGGAGCTCGTCGAGCTGACCGTCGCGGTCATCGGCGGGAGCGCGGGAGTCACCGCCAACGGGTGGAGGTTCCAGCACGTCGCGATGATCCCGCGGGCGGAGTGGGACGCGGCCGAGCCGCCTCCGGTCGAGCCTCCGGAGCCTCCGCCGGACCCGTGGCACACCGAGACTCGGAGCTACATCGGGACGAGCGACGCGCTCCTCGCGCTGACGTCGGGCGGAGCCAAGTACGGAGCCGGAGCTGCGAGCTCGCTCCCGGTCGGAGTCTGGTCCGGGTGGACGTACCGGAGCCTCCTCGCGTTCCCGGCGATCCCGTGGACGAAGGTCCGCGCGGTGAAGTCGGCGACCCTCCGGCTCGACACCACCCACCAGGACCGGGTGGGGTTCGGGAGCTCCCCGACCATCGAGCTCCGGCGGATCACCGGCGCATGGTCGGCGGGGTCCGCCTCGAGCCCGAGCGGGTCGAACGCGGTGGTGTACCCGGGTCCGACCGTCGCCTCGACCATCGTCCGCTCGAACGTGACCACGGCGGAGGCGGCCGCGGTGTCGATCGTGGTGACGAGCCTCGTCAAGCCGTGGGCTCCCGCCTCGATCGGAGGCTCGGCGGCCGCGCAGCGCGGGCTCGCGCTGTACCCGGGCTCGGGGTCGACCGCTGATACGACGGAGTTCTACCCGGTCGAGGCGGGCGGGTCGCTCCGGCCGCAGCTCGACCTGGTCCTCGAAGTGTTCGACTAGGTGCGAATCACCTCGAGCGGGATCCCGCTCGAGTACGAATCCCGCAGGAGGTGAACCGTGCCAGACATCGCAGCAGCTCGACCAGCGGCCGGAGCGGTCGTCGAATCATCGTGGGGTCAACAGGTGCACGACCAGGTCGAGGGAGTACAGGCGGGCAAGCAGTCCGTGACCCTGACGGCCGCAACGGGGTCGGCGCTGGTGCCGGTCGTGTTCCCGCGGCCGTACACCGTCGCGCCGATCGTGGTCGTATCAGTGGCGGCGGGCTCGGGCGTGTGGGCGGTCTGTCCATCGGTGACCACGACCGGATTCAACATCCAGCTTCGAGCTCCCGCGAGCGTGACCACAACGGCGGATGTCAACTGGGTCGCGGTCGGGACTCCCGCGTAGCCCGTGAGACTCGAGGACCGGCTCCGGAACGCGCTCGCGGAGCTCCTCCCGCGCTGGCTCGCGATCGCGCTCCGAGTCCGGCGGGTCGGACCGATCCGCGGCCGGGAGCCGTGGACGAGCTACCAGGTCGACGAGGCGGGCGACACTGGCGGAGGGTTCCGGGCTGCATGGCGGCCGCAGGACCCGAGCAAGGACCCGCGCGAGCCGGGAGGCGGCGAGTCGAGCTCGGCCGGGACCGACCACGGGTGGGCAAACTGCACCATGAGCTCGGGCGCGATGGCGCTCGCGTACCAGCAACCGCGCGGAGCGCTGGCTCCGTGGGGCGGCGACCTCCGCCACTCCGGACAGAGCGACCTCAGCGGAGGCACGGACCTATACGACGTCCGGGACGCGTGGGAGGAGCTCGGCGAGGTCCTGACCATCAAGTCGGGCGCGGGCTGGTCGGCCGTCCGCACGGCTCGGAGCGAGGGTCGGGCGATCGTGATTCAAGGCGAGGGCAATGTGCCCGGCTCCGAGGCGTTCTCGGGTGGTCACGGGTGCGTCATCAGTCCCGAGGAGCACTCGGGCGGGTCCTGGCTGTTCGGCGACCCGCTCGCGTCGGGCTGGCAGTGGGTCAGCGAGTCGAGCATCCGCTCGTGGGCGGAGGCGTGGCAATCGTCGATCGCGTTCGCGGTCGGTGAGAAGCCTCCGGCGACACCTCCGCCGACACCGACACCGACACCGCCTCCGGCGGGACCAGCGGTCGACCTCGAGGCGGTCGAGCGGGTCGCCGAGGAGCGCGGCCGGGAGGGAGCGCTCGACGACCAGGTCGGCGAGTGGGTCCGCTACGTCGGACCGCCGGGACCGATCGCGGGCGGAGTCTGGTCCGCGAGCTCGTGGGTCGGTTCGACCGCCTCGTCGATCGCCTACCTCGTCGAGGAGTGCGACGACCCGGGCGCGGTGTGGGGTCGAGGTCCGGTCCCGGACCCGGTCGCGGCCGCGGCGAACGCGATCGACACACCGCGCGAGTGGGACCGCCGAGGCTGGCGCGAGCTCCTCTGGCGGTGAGCGCTGAGCAGCTCGGCGGGCTCGCGGCGATCGCGCTCGGGCTGGTCGTCGCCGGAGCGCTCCTCGTCGCTCCGGACGTACCGCTCGAGGTTCGCGCTGGCGGGCTAGGGACCATCGCGGCCGGGCTCGTCCTGGTCGGGCGGATGGTTCGTCGACCGCGAGGCTAGCGGCCGTCCTGGGGCATCCTGGGGGCGGTCAGGCGTACACCATTCGTACACCATTCGACACCATCATTCGGAACCAATCGGACCCGCCGAGCTCCGCGGTTGAGCACGAACCGGACCCGCTGAGCACGGTCCCGCGAGTCTGGGGGACTGGTGGTCGCAGGTTCGAATCCTGTCGCCCCGACCATATTCACGAGGGAATCGGCCGAATCGCCGGCGATCGCCTCCCGGTCGTACACCATTCGTACACCACTCGGGAGCCGTGCTACGGTCAGCTCGTCCGCGGTCGAGCCTCGCTCGGCGAGGTCGTTCGGTCAGCTGCAACGGCTCCCGGCTCGAGCTCCGCCGAGCCAAGCTCCCGCGGACATGACGGAGCCCGGGTCGTACCCATGAACGAGCCCGGGCTCCGTGGTGTACCGCTGGTGTACGCGGTCACATCGCGAGGACGCCTCCCGCCAGCTCCGCGCGGTCCTGGTTCCGGTCGTCGCGGATGACGTGGTAGTACGTCGCGAACGTGATCCCGGTCGAGCTGTGCCCGAGCCACTTCGCGACCAGCTCGATCCCGACTCCCGAGGCGAGCAGGTTCGAGGCGTAGAAGTGGCGGAGGTCGTGCCAGCGGTACGAGCGGCCGAGCTCCGCCCGGGCGAGGTCCTCGAGCCAGTGGGTCACCGTCGACCCGACGACCGGCTGACCCTTCGGTCCGGTGAACAGGAGCCCGGACGGGTTCGACCAGGTCGAGCCCGCGACCAGCTCGAGCCGCTCGACCTCGAGGAGCTGAGCCTCGAGGACCGGGACCAGCGCTCGCGGGATCGGGACGTACCGATCGCTCGCGCGGTTCTTGACGCGGCCGACCTTCCGGTCCGACCGGCGGAGCGACTGGCGGACGTGGAGGTACCGCCCGACCAGGTCGACGTCCTCGATCGCGAGCCCGAGGAGCTCCGACTGACGGAGCCCGGTCGCCGCGGCGACCTGCAGGAGCCGGACCCGGTCGTCGCCCGCGGCCGCGCGGATCACTCGACGCAGCTCGAGCTCGGTCGGGAGCTCGTGCTCGATCCCGATGCGGGACTGAGCGTCCTCGGCGGTGTTCGCTTCGAGCCCGCGGCACGGGTTCGACGCGATCCGCCCGTCCTCGACCGCTGAGCTCATCGCGGCCGACAGGGTCGCGAGTGCATGGCGGACGGTGTTCGGAGCCGGGAGGGTCCCGAGGCGGGTCCGGGTCGCGCGGAGCTCGACCAGCTTGACCCGGACGAGCTCGCGCTCGACCTGGCTCAGTCGGACCCGGGTCCCGAACAGGGGCACGAGCCAGCGCTCGACGTTGTAGCGGTGGTTCGCGATCGTGTTCGATCGGAGGGTCAGTCCGCCGAGCCAGACCTCGAGGTACTCGGCGAGGGTCGTCCGGTCGTCGACGACGACCTCGACCGCCGGAGCGAACCGGGCAGCGAGGCACTCGTCCGGGGTCCGGCCGTAGACGGTGTGTCGGTCGCCGGACTCCGTCCAGCGGTACATGATCCGCCCGCTCGAATGGCGGGTCATCCCGCGCGGGAGGTCCTGGTCGGGTGACGTCGCCGGACGGGTTCGGCGGACGGGGTTCGGGTTCGGCATGGTGTGAGCTCCTGTCGGTGTTCGGTCCTGGCTGCAACGGCCACCAGTAGGATACACCATCGGCGGAGCGAGGCGGTGCAGGCGGAGCGGTGAGGTTGACGGGTCCGGCGGTCGTCTGGAATCGTTGACGACCCCAGGACCCGAGCGCGACAGACACCGACCGCGGACCAGGACCGGGACCCTCCTCCGCGGACACCAGCGAGGAGGACGCAGTGCCCGCGACCCGACAGACGACCTGGCTCGACCACCCGACCGCCGTCGCTCGGCCGTCGCCCGTCGAGGCGATCCGCCCGCTCGGGCTCCCGATCCTCGAGGCGGCTCGGTACCTCGGGGTCAGCCGGTGGACAGTGCAGCGGCTCCGTCAGCGCGGCGAGCTCGACGGGTTCCACATCGGAGCGGCCGCGATGATCACCACGGACTCGGTCGACGCCTACGTCGCCCGTCAGCGAGCGGCCGAGCTCGAGACTGTGGACGAGCGGTGACTCGATGGTGGACAACCTCCCGAATCCCGGTGACAACTCCGGGACCGTTCGCGACCTCTTGCGGGACCTCTGCTCCGGTCGGCTCCGGGCTGCACCGCGAGCCGATTCGACAGGCTCGGTAGGCTCGAGGACCCGCGGCTCCCACCCGCCAGCGAGGTCCCTCGAGTCCCTCCCGATCCTCACGGAGGACGAGCTCCTCCGAGGGTACGGACTCGACCCGAACGACCTCGAGCTCGAGCGGATCGACCGCCCGATGCGGTTCGACTCCTCCGGGACCCTCGTCGAATGACCCGTCCGTGCGTTCGATGCGGACGAGCTCCTCGGGTCGAGGACTCGTACCTCTGCGACCAGTGTCGGCAGGACTGGACGACCGAGCTCGAGGTCGCGACCGCCTACCAGGAGGCAGCTCGGACGGGATCGGACCCGAGGCGGTTCGTCCTCGAGCGGTACCGCTGGGCGGGCGGATGGCGGATCGGGGAGCGGGTGCACTGATGCTGACCGCCGACCAGCTCGTCGACCAGCTCGCGAGCGAGCTGTACCACGCGATCGTCCGCCCGGACCGGTTCCGGTTCGAGGACCTGTCGGACGCGCACCGAGACACCTACCGCGCGGGTGCGATCGCCGCGCTCGAGTGGGTCGCTCGGACCTTCGAGCCCGAGGACGGACCGAGCCCGGGTCAGGTCGCGATCGAGGACCTACTCGGGCACCCGGACCTCGAGGTCGTGCGGTGGGGTACCGGCGGTGTGCTCCCCGATGGGACCACGAACCACCCGCCACTCGAGTTCGGACCGTCCGACCCGACCAGGGTCGACGAGTGAGCGCGTACGACCGGCGAGCGTTCCGTCGAGCGAGCCGTGCGATCCGCGGGCTCCCGTGCCACTGGTGCGGCCGACCCTCGAGCGAGCTCGACCATGTCGTCGCGATCGCGGACGGAGGCGCAGTGCTCGACCCTGCGAACCTGGTCCCGAGCTGTCGAGCCTGCAACGCTCGACGCGGGCTCGAGGTCGGGCTCCGGAAGGGTCGCGGGCTCGGCTCCTCCTCGAGGTCCTGGTAGGTGATGCCTCGACGAGCCGAACCCTCCGACCACTTCGGAGGTCCCGCGACCATGAACCTGTGGGACCTGCTCGAGGACCACGGTCAAGCGAGGCGGGACGACCCACACACCAGCCATGCAGCAGCTCATGCCGTGCACCCGGGCTCGGCGAGGTACCGCCTCCTCGTCGCGCACTACGACCACCCGGACGGGCTGACGGATGAGGAGGCGGCCGACCTCGCGAACCTGTCGATGCGGTCCGAGTACGCGACCAGGTGCTCGGAGCTGAGCCGGTCAGGGTTCCTCGAGGACACCGTCGCGACGAGGCGAGGCGAGTCCGGGCTCGCGCGGATCGTGCGACGGATCACGGCCGCGGGTCGCGTTCGCGTCGAGCTCGACCCCGAGCGGGGGCCGTCTTTCTAGGCAGATGTTCGCCCGGCGGCACTCCCGCCACAATCTCTCCCCCAAGGTGTAGGACGAGGTCGGAATGAAACAGAACAAGCGTTCGAACGGGACGACCGAGCCCGATCCGCCGGAGCCGAGCCTCGCGGAGCGCTGGTACGAGCGGGACCGGCTGTACTCGCGCGGTCCGGCCGCGTTCCTGACCGCGAACCAGGTCGACACCGTCCGCGAGGTCCGGACCCGGGAGGCATCCGCGGCCGAGGACCCGTTCGCGACCGAGGTCGCTCGGCGATGGTCACCGCCTCCGGTGATCCGGCGGGAGCGGTGAGCCGGGACCCGTCGCAGCTCGAGCTCCTGTACCGAGCTCATGCTCCGACCCGCAACTCGGCCGCGCTCGAGCGGACCATCCGGGCACTACGGGAGGCGGACCGGCTCGAGGCGATCGACGCCGCGCTGATCGCGGCCGCCAGGTCGACGGCTCGGGCGCTCGATCATGCTCCGAGCCCGTACGTCGCGGCGACTGTCGCTCGAGTACACCTCGAGGCGATCCGCCTCCTCGCAGGTCGACCAGCTCCGGAGTCCGACGAGCTCGATGCGTTCCTCGCTTCGCTCCGTCCCGCCTCGCTTCGCGACACCTCGCACACCTAGTCGGCCGACCCTCGGCGAGGCGGTCGCTCGGGTCGGGGCGATCCTCGGAGCTCCGTCGCTCGAGTGGCAACGGACCGTGCTCGACGTCGCGTTCGAGCTCGAGCCGGACGGCCGTCCCGCGTACCGCGAGGTTCGGGTGACCGTCCCGCGGCAGCAAGGCAAGACCGCCGGACTCCTCCTCCCGGTGATGGTGCACCGGGCGCTCGGCGGAGTCGACGCTCGGGCGCAGCGCATCCTGTACACCGCGCAGGACCGGAACCACTCCCGCGAGAAGTGGTCCGAGCAGGTCGAGGTCCTCGACGGGTCGCCGCTCCGTCGCCTGTACCGGGTCCGCCGGTCGAACGGCTCCGAGGCGATCCGCTGGCGGACGGGCTCCGTGCACCAGATCACCGCGAGCGGCGAGAAGTCCGGGCACGGGTTCACGCTCGACCTCGGTGTGATCGACGAGGCGTTCGCGCAGGTCGACGACCGGCTCGTGCAGGCGTTCCGTCCGGCGATGCTGACCCGTCCGCTCGCTCAACTCTGGGTGGTGTCGACCGCCGGGACCGACGAGTCGACGTTCCTCCGCGAGCGGGTCGAGGACGGCCGCGCTCGGGTCGAGGCGGGCGAGCGCTCCGGGGTCGCCTACTTCGAGTGGTCGGCTCCCGACGATGCGGACGTCGACGACCCTGCGACCTGGTCGGCCGCGATGCCCGCGCTCGGCGAGCTGATCGACCTCGACACCGTCCGCGCGGATCGCGAGGCGATGGACGAGGGCGAGTTCGCGCGGGCGTACCTCAACCGCTGGTCGCCGGGCGGTACGCCAGTGTTCGACCTCGCGTCCTGGGTCGCCTGTCTCGATCCCGCCTCCGGGAGCTCGACGCCTCCCGCGTTCGGGGTCGACGTCGCACCGGATCGCGGTCATGCGTCGATCGCCGCGGCCGCGGGTCGGTCGGACGGGCGGGTGCACCTCGAGGTCGTCGACCGTCGAGCCGGGACCGACTGGCTGGTCCCGCGGCTCGGCGAGCTCCTCGAGCGCTGGTCGCCGGTCGCGGTCACCGTCGACCCGTCCGGTCCCGCGGGCTCGCTGGTCACCGACCTGTCGCGGCTCCCGCGGGTTCCTCCGCTCGTCCTGGTGACCGCCCGTCAGTACGCGGCCGCCTGCGGGCAGGTGTTCGACGACGTCGCGACCGGGCGGATCGCGCACCGGGGTCAGCCAGCGCTCGACGACGCGGTCGTCGCCGCTCGGCGACGGAGCTCCGGTGACGCGTGGGTGTGGGCTCGACCCTCGAGCGGGACCGACCCGAGCCCGCTGATCGCGGCGACCCTCGCGCGGTACGGGTGGTCGACGGCTCCGAGGCTCGAGGCTCGAATCTACTGATCCGTGCGAATCACTCGGGCCCGGGATCCGCCGGC